AATAGTAAAAACACCGCCATTACTAAACGTAGGAGCAATAGGGTTAATCGTGACACTAGCCTCAACGTATGCAGATGTATAACCTCCTGCAGCTGCTTGTGTTGCTCTTATGGTCGTTGTTCCTGCCGAAAGCATTGTTGCTACATTAGTTGATATTGATACTACGCCGGTAGAACCAACAACAGAGTATGTAAAAGCGCCCGGGCTAGTAGAGTCGGAAGACGGTTCTGGTAATGTAAAAGTTCCAACACCTCCCGATACATAATTGTAACTAAATGGTCCAAAGTTGCTTAATATTAAAGGTCTGAGGACAAAATTTGAAACACTAGTAGTCAGTAGTGTGTCACCCGACGGGAAAGAACCTGCATCATATGTTGTGACGATCGACGGATTAAAAATAGTTCCAGCGGGTTGATTATTAAACGCATCTTTTATTTCTCCGTTTATTTGAATACGATTGCTTCCTAAATTGGCCGATAGAATAGATTGTTCATGTGTATTAGACCCTTGCGTAACGCGTAAATTAAGAGATGTAATAGGCGAAGGAAAAGACATCTTTATAATATTATAAAATATTATAAAATATTATTAAAGGTGCGGAGTTTGGGTTCTTGAATATTCATATTTGTTATGATTAAATATGAATATTTTATGGGAACATTTATTGTTGGTTTATTGGAATTTATATACTCTTACATGACCTCTATAATTTGCATTTAAGCGTGCACCAATTGCAACAATCGACCCGTTGGATGAAAGACTTACGCTAGTCCCGCTTTGATCATTATCTGCCTCCCCATCGATATCAGCACCACGTTGACCCCACGTTGCCCCATTCCATGTATATACTCTTACATGACCTCTAGAACTAGAAGCACCACCACCTCCTGGATTTCTGTGTGCACCTATTGCAACAATAGATCCATCAGATGAAAGACTTACGCTGTCCCCGCCTCGATCATAATTTGTCTCCCCATCGATATTATTACCACGTTGAACCCACGTTGCCCCATTCCATGTATATACTCTTACATGACCTCTAGCACCACCACCTCCTGCATTTATTGCACTAATTGCAACAATCAACCCATTAGATGAAAGACTTACGCTAGTCCCGCTGTTAACACCATCTGCCTCCCCATCAATATCAGCACCACGTTGACCCCACGTTGACGTTGCCTCGATCCATGCATATACTCTTACATGACCTCTAGAACTACCTCCTCCTGCATTTTCTGGTGCACCTATTGCAACAAAAGACCCGTCGGCAGAAAGACTTACGCTAGTCCCGCTTCGATCATAATTTGTCTCCCCATCGATATCATTACCACGTTGAACCCAGTTCGTCTCATTCCATTTATATACTCTTACATGACCTCTATAATTTGCATTTACGCGTGCACCAATTGCAACAATAGTCCCATCAGATGAAAGACTTACGCTGTCCCCGCTTTCATCATTATCTGCCTCCCCATCAATATCATTACCGCGTTGACCCCACGTTGACGTTGCTCCATTCCATGCATATACTCTTACGTGACCTCTTCGATAACCACCTCCTGCATTTCTTTTTGCACTTATTGCTAACGTGGTTCCATCAGATGAAAGACTTACGCTATATCCACTATTGTTCTCATTTGTCTCCCCATCGATATCAGCACCGCGTTGACCCCACGTTGACGTTGCTCCATTCCATGCATATACTCTTACGTGACCTCTTTGATAACCACCTCCTGCATTATAGATTGCACCTATTGCAACAATAGTCCCATCAGATGAAAGACTTACGCTAGTCCCGCTTTGATCACTATTTGCCTCCCCATCGATATCGGCACCACGTTGAACCCAGGTGGTGGGAGGAGGAAGAACATAAGGTGTACCAGCGGCCACAATGTTACTGGAAGGAAAAGCGGAGTTACTATATGTCACGAATATTGAAGGATTAATAGTAACCCCGGGTTCAAAAGCATTAAGTATATCTGGGTTAGTGATTAAAATATGATTATTTCTTCCTAAAGAGGCGGAAGAAATATCTTGTTCAAAAGTTGAAACTTTGAGTTTCATAGAACTAATACCATTAGGAAATAAGGACATCTTTATTATATTAGATAATATTATAAAAATATTATAAAAATATTATAAAAATATTATAAAAATATTATTAATCATCGTTACCGTCATCGCGTGGATTAAACTGACCATCATCGTCCGCACCATATTCGTCATCGTCGCCCTGTAAGTTAAATTCGTCAAAAAGCTCTGCGTCAATTAACGCATCTTGATGTTCACGCTCTTCCTCTTCGGTAGCATATATATCACGCATGCGCTCTGTAACTTTGTCTTTTTTGCGCGCATTTGTTTCCTGTTTCGCCATTTCCTCGCCGCGTTTAAACTCCTTCTCCATCTGCTCGCGCTCTTCTTCATACGTCTCGGGTACATAGAATCGCAAACCCTTTGTCGCACCAACGTTCCACTCACCTAACCTGAGGTTTTTCATCAAATTTTCTACCTCACGCTCTGTTATCTGCATCTCGCGAAATTCTCTAGTTATTATATCTTTCTCTTTGTCCTTTGACTGCGTAACATCTTCCTTTACGCTCTTCTTGTTTACATTTATCGCGGATTTATCAATCATTATGATTTTAAAAAATACAAGAAGCAAGTTTGCAACCATGTTCTTTAACTCGGTATTCTCCTGTGCAACTACTGATATTTCCCTTACAACGCCATTCTGTTGATCCTCCGCCTCTAATACCGATAACAAAGCCGACTCATCTTCTTCCGGTAATCCCCTTTCCTCTGTTACTACGACAACACTCTTCGCTAGTTTAACGTATTTCATCGCCACATTCAGAAAATAATGCGTAAATAACCGCCTCACCAAATCGTCATTAAATATTGAATAATTCCCCGCAAGTTCCTCTTCCGGATCTTTTCTATATTGCTTCGCAGAACCTTCTCCCTCTTCCCTCCTATACTGTTTACTCTTCTTGGATGATGCAGCAGAACTCTTTCCTAAAAACCCAGATAATAAATCTTGCTGTTCTCCTTCCTGTACCATCTCCTCTTCGAACTCTTCTATTTCCATCACCAATGCTTCACCTTCAGCCGGCACAGCAGCCAATACCCCCGACTTCAATACTCTCGCAAATAATGGCGTATTTAATGCAAACTGTAGCCATTCGTTTGTTTCTGTCATTACGCCCCTAGTCACATTTGTTAATACACTATTTTCTTTATCCTTTACATACTTATCGATCTCGGTATAATATTTTTTAACAATTTTCTGGATGTCGCTTATGTGCTGCCTAGACAACGCCCAGTGTTTCGGTATAGATATTTTCTGATTATTAACACTATTCATTATAATATTTGGGAAAACCGATATCAAGTTTCGCATTTCATTTATTACAAACTGCATTCCCTTATATGTAGTAGTATCACGCTTAGGACACAAAATAGTATCTCCAATAAGTTTAAAATTTGTTATATTTAATAAAAATGACTTATACGATGCGATTGTTGCTCTGTCTAACCTTTTATACTGACTTATAAATTCTAATATAGCGTCAACCATTCCTGCATTTTTTTCCGATAAATAATTTTTCAAATCTCTCAGTTCTTCGGTATCCTCGCTAATCTGTATATCAAAAGTATCTAATAGTTGAGTCAACTTAGTTAGTAATATGTCAGGAACTTCGGGCGACTGTCTTTCCCGATAAGAACTAATTAGATCGCGCATTCTCTGTATATACGATATTTCGGTTGGATTAAAATCAAAAGGAATAACATGTTCGCGATTTACAATCTCTAGCAGCGCTTGTAATGCTTGAGGCGTATATGTATACTCGCCCGTTTCTTTTAACTTATCTATTTTTTTTTTAATCGACTCTTCTAGAGGATTATAAGTATCAGTAGACGGCTTATTATGACACAAGTGTTGGATAGACTCCGGGATCGGAATTTGACTATTGAATTTACAGTAAATAATAAATGCCGCATAAATAGTTTGCTCATCAAATGCATCCGGAATATCGGGATATTTTGTTCGCGTATTTTCCGGGTCAAAAAAGGACGAAGACTTCTGGATACTGATAATGTCGTCAATGCTATCTTTTAAATGTTTTACCTGTTTATTATAATCTTTAATAATACTCTCATGTTCTATGAAATACTTTATAGTATTTACAGAACCATCTGCATTACAACAGGCATTCTCGACAACTGGTTCATTTGCGCCATTGGTAAGAATAAGCTTTTCTTTATCAACTACTTTTTGTACCATAACTTGTATCGCGAGCGAATAAAAAATAATCTTCGAACGAATTACCGCCGTTCTTTCGTACTGAATTTTAGAACCTTTTTTAAAGTCATCTAATAGTTCGCTATCAAAATTAGGACCAAGAGGAGACGGCGATGACATTTTCAGTTTAGAAAGAGGAGGTAAAAAGTTAATCCATTTTTTAATATCGTGCTCGGCGGGCAACTCTTCTGCGACATGTATTTTCATATACTCTCGTTTTTCTAATATTTTTGTTTCTACAGTAGGAATTAATATAACAATTTTATCAATATACGCTTTTATTTTTGACATAATATCTTCTTCCTTTTTACCTTTTATCGTATTCCATGGCTCAATGCTCGATTTTATCTTTACTGCAATACAAGCAATGTATTTTATAGACGAATTATCGCCATCTCCATCTATCGGATAACCAACAAAAGAACGAATGCAGCCGGGAAACGTTTTTCGCGTCTTTATTGAAGGAATATTTGTCTGAATTGCGACAACCATAAATGAAAGGGTAAGCAATAAAATAGTGTTAAGTTTGAAGTCTTTATACGTCTGTTTACTTGATGCAGTAGATGATGCAGACGCCTTTTTCCGATTAAACGCGTCTTCGGAGGTAATTTTAGTCATCACCACATTCATAACTTGCTCTATAATAAATGTCCGCTGGGGTTCTAAATCAATACCCATATATTTTGTCATAGTTGTTATAATACCGCTTATCATTTGCATATCCGGATTTTTATATGTAGGCAATTTTTTATCCTGTAAGCTTTGTATTAAAGTCTCGCCCAATGTTTTCTCCATAATCTCACGCGTCTGTAGCTTAAATCCAGCAGCATCATACCCTTCCTCAGTATCCAAATCGATATTCTTTATCACATAACCACTGTACTTATCGGTCCATGCATCGCCATCCTCGCTAATTGACCCCCGCTCTTTACATATTGTATCAATCGTAGTTTGAATATCCCCCTGATTCAAAAAAACAGTCGCAATCGTCTCAAAAAATGAAGGCACCAATTTAGTATTTGTATCCTTGCAATATAACCAATAAGGGCTTTCAATTTCAATACTTAGGGTCATAGAAGTACTTTCTTCGATGGCTTTTCTAGTAAATTTTTGTATAAACCGCATAATGTTCCGTTGGCGTTTTACGTAGTCGGTTTGCCCCAAAATGAGGTCAAATATGCGCGCATAAGGTGATATCTTTTCTCTGACGGCCGGGTCAGTATCGACATCAATGCCGGATAAGTATTGAGAATTGTTGTATTTATATGCGTTATATTTTTGAACACTGCGTAGTTTATCGATGGTGTCAATTGAGTAATTATATTTGCGATATACACTATCTAAGATTTGCTTGCGGCTCTGATGAAAGTTGGAGTCAAATTCGTCATACATTTGTTTAATAACTTCGTCTTTCATCGTGTCTTGTGCTATTTCGGGTGTCATGCACTTTTTATTAAGAGCAAAACAATCACTTTTAACGTTGCAAAAATATGCCGTGTCATACATACTAACAGTGGGAGGGATGGTGTCATCTTTAATCCATTTGCGATTTGAGCGAATATAGTACTCAAATCTATCGCCCTCTTCGTCGGATACCTCGAGGACAGCATATTGTCCATCTTGCACTTTTCTTTGCCCGCGTAGCATATCTCTTATTTCGGATTTTGCATCACCAAGGGGTAGTTTTGTTTTTTTCATATAACGTGAAACTAAAAATGTTTCAAAGTCGTCGGGGGAATATTGGGGTCTATCTTTTTCGTGTTTTTTTAAAAATGCGTAATCGGTAAAATCGTAATTCTTGTCGTAAAATATTTCTTCGCCTTGTTCTTCTTGAATTTCGTCCTTATCGATATATTTTTTAGTAAGTACAAAATTTTTACACTTATTTGCTCCATGTTTTGTTTCCATCTCTTGGTCGAATTTTTCCTTTTCTTGAGCATATAGATGGTCAAAGTCAAATGGAGTAACCAAATCCTCGTTTATAATTGAAAGAGTATTCATGTATAGTCGCGCATTATCCACGCACATAAGACGATATAATATTTCTTCGTTACTAAATAATAGGGGCGCGAATATGGAGCCGGCATCCAGGCCGGCACCAGGCTGAGCAAGAGACTTCCTTTTAGAAACATATGAGCTGCGTTTATGCGTTGTTTCTAATTTATCACTTTCTAATCCACCTCTTGCTCCTGCAGCATCACCGCCTGGTATATTAGACTGTTTATCACGAGTATTCATATAATTTTCTTTCGCGAGACCATATATATCCAAAATATCTGTATCAAAGTTGACCTGTCTAGAGTCTTTAAGAAGACTGTATAGTGCGGATGAACTAGCATACCTCGCCGCATATTTAGCAGTAGACAATGCAGCGTATTCTTTTGCGGACTGCACTACCTTTTTTCTATACTCTGAAACACGCTCTGCTATAACGGAAACTACCGTATCGTATTGCTTTAAGGTCAAGTCGCGTACGTATATCATAAATGGTTGCAAAATGGAGACGTAGTTGCTAAGCGTTATTTCGCCGGTTATATACTTGCTCATTACTTCAAATAGTAGGGATGTATTTGGGATAAGCATTTCGACAAATTTTCTGTATTTTTCTTCACTATCTATTTCTTGGTCGGAAAAAAAGGACATAAACCCGGATGTAAGTTGTATCATATCATCCGCATCATATTGTTCTTCTCTCTCTTTTTCCTCTAATGAAATTGCTTTACGTGTAATACTCGTATTTTTGCGAAGAAGATTCCAGTAAGGAACAAAGTGTTTGCCCATATTTGCGCGGCTCATGATACTTGTATTTGGGAGTGAGATATTCGAAAACTGCATTACGGGTTCGGGGAGACTAATAAAAGAAGTAATGTTTATGGAGTCGTTTGGTGTCAACGGAAGTACGTCGGTTGTATCAGCTACGCGTTTACCGAAACTTTTGGTTTTTCTTATTTGAATCTGAGATAGACCGAGGTTATATGTTTGAATTATAAACTGGTTTCGCTTTATTTTTTCACCTGATACAATGCTTGAATAAAAGTCTGTAAGGTTATCTAAAATAGATGTTATATTTGTATGTACAAACTGGGTGAATCCGAATTCTGGATCGGGGTTCGTGTAAGGTGTGATATAGTCGTTCATTTTATTAATATATGTTACAAAGGAGTCCTTGTTTGTAAGATAGTCATCGGTTAATGCGTTTTCGCGCTCGATGCTTTCTTCGGTAGTGGTTGCAGTGAAATCAGTAACATTCGCGGAGTCGACATTATAAAACTTGCGAATATTCTTAGAAACAGGAAGAATCCAGAATAATTTTTGGTTTAATGACAGTAGTGTTTTTGCGAGGGGTTTATAATCTTCGCCCCTACGTTTAATGAGTGTAGCGTTTCCATTCGCATCAAAAGTGGAAAACTCTTCGCGCAACTGTTTGAAGCGTTCAATGATAGAGTGAATGTTATTTAATACAGATTTACTTCTTTCAACATTTGGGAATTCTGATATTAACTCATTTAAAAGGTCTGTTGTTTGTTTTTCAATACTGTAGCGCTTTTTTTCTTCGGGCAGTTCAACGACTTGTATGATTGAATCTAGTTCGTCTCCGAACTGTATGGAGTCCGCGTCGAGAAGAATTTCTTTAAGGGCCGTTTTAACTTCTTCGACGGGAATCTGGGGGCTAATAGATGGAAGATTCGGTTGTTTGCTAACGGAAATAGGTGCTATGCCCATTTCTTCTTCTTGTGATATAGCGGTAGCCGTAGAAGATGAAGCGGCGACGCGAGGCGAATCACTGGGAGGGCTGCGAATGCGTATTTCTTCTATGGGTATATTTTCCGGAATACCTTGATAAGCAAAGTCGATATAAAAGATTTGCTCACCGGGATATGTTTTTATTTCTATCATATCTTCTACTAAATCGATTATATGACCAGTAATAATGGTGGGCAACTCTCCACCGAAAATAATATCGACCCATGTACCGGTTGTAAGTTTATTTTGTCGAGCATAACCAGGGAACTGTGGTGAATTCAAAATAGCAATACTTGTGATGGATTCGTCGCTAAATCCACCTTTTGAACTCATAGTTAGTAGTAATCGAGTGGTTGTTGCTACATTAATTAATTTAATTTTTGTTTCGTCTATGTATTCAATAAGGTATATTTGTTCGTTGATGGCGGAGTTTGTTGGGGCAATAATTTGCACGATATCTCCTAGACCAATTTCAATAGATGATGGGGATGGTGGGGTTGGTAATTTTGGGGAATTTTCAGACATTTTATTTATATTTATAATTATACTTATACCTTATATTTATAACAGAAATTTTTATTAATGATTAAATGCGAATAATATTTAATA